TTCAGACCTTAAGTTGGTCACCGATCTCATCAAGAGGTTGTCAATATGAAAGTATTTCTGTATGAAAGAGTATCAAGTGAAGAGCAGGTCAAGCATGGTTATTCTTTAGATGCACAGGATGAAGCCTTGAGGGAATTCTGTGAAAAGCACAACCATGTCATTTTGGGTGTGTACAGAGATGAGGGGATAAGTGGCAGAAAGCCATATACTAAAAGACCTGCTATGGTTCAATTGTTGCGAGATGTCGAAACAATCAAGCCACAGATGATTCTGTTTACTAAACTTGATAGGTGGTTCAGAAATATAAAGGAGTATTACAAGGTACAGGATATTCTTGATAGGTATAAGGTAGATTGGAAAGCTATTGCTGAAGAGTATGACACTTCAACAGCTTCTGGAAGATTGTATGTGAATATAAAATTGTCTATAGCACAGGATGAAGCTGATAGAACATCTGAACGTATCAAGGATGTTCAGAACCAATTAATAATGCAAGGCAAGGTGTTGGGTGGTTCAGTTCCTTTTGGATATAGGATAGAGGACAAGAGGGTTGTGTTTTCTGATGACATACAGATAGTGAAAGAAGCAATCGACCACTATATGCTGAATGGATCTGCACACGCTACAACACGATTCCTCAACGAAAAATATGCCCTTGATTTCAACCATACTCGACTAATCAAGCTATTTACCAATCCGCTCCTAAAAGGCTGTTACAGGTCAAATTCAAGCTATTGTGAAGCACTTCTGACACCGAGCGAATGGGATGCGCTACAAGAACAGGTGCAACGGAACATCAAACACGCATCAAAGCAAAGAGTCTATCTTTTCAGCGGTCTGTTAAAATGCCCTCACTGTGGCAGAAGCCTTGGTGGTGTGTGTGATGGATCATCAAAGCGATACAGATGCCCAAAGCACTACTATGATGCCTGTCCTATGTCGCACAATGTCAGCGAGAAGAAATTGGAAACATGGTTGCTTGATAACATAGAATCCGACTTTGATGTAAAGGTAACCCAAAGACCGAAACGGAAAAGAGAGAACCCAAAGAAATACAAAGACCGGCTTAACAGGCTGAATGACATATATATAATGGGCAATATCACAGAGTCGGAGTACAAGGCTAAATCATCTGACCTGCAACGGAAAATAGCAGAATTGTCCAAAGAACCGAAAGAGACTATTAACGTATTCACAAAGAATTGGAAAGATGTATATGCCTTGTTGGATGATGAACACAAGAGGTCATTCTGGCACAAGCTGATTAAAGAGGTAAAGGTGGATGCAGATGGGTCACCTACAGACATTCTGTACTAAACATACTTGACCGTCATGTGCGTTGTAGTTTGTACAGACCAATAAAAAAGAGCCTACCCCATAAAATATAAGGTAGGCTCAAGAAAGGAGGGTCACCGGCTATCACGGCTATTGCGATGGATTCCGCACCGTTATGAAGAAGATCCGACCTGCCTATTCCGTCTCTTCCGTCATTGGTCTTGACATAGTCAGTGTTGTGCTGTTTCCGTTCAGCTTCTTCTCAAGCCACTTTGTCACATCCGCACTGTACGTTAATGTCACTTTACCATCCGACCAGATGTTGTTTGTTCCGAGCAACAGCCTTATTTCTTGCGGAGTTAACTGATAGGTCTGAGGTTCAGCGAGTTCGTAGACAACTTGAAGCGGATTAGATGCAAGGTACGTTTTCCAATCCGCTACTGATGTTATGGTTGTAGGGATTCCGACCAATAAGTTGCCCGCAGGATTGACGCACATCTTCCACAACGGTGGCATGGATGTCGCATAACCTGTGGCTTCCGCGTAGTTGCCAATTAGATTCCATGAATAATTAGGATTATGAGGCAACACATTGTTAAGCCTAATGTATAATGCTCTACCGTTAGCTGCTTCATACCAACCACTTTCGCTTCCGTCAAACGTCACCATCGCCCTATCAACAACCAACTCTCCGCTTACCACATCGAGTACACCGCCGTATACTGTCTGTCCGAGGTCTGTGGTGTAGGTTTCGCCGTCTTCCACTTCGGTTGTCGGTGATACGATGGTCTCCACTTCCGTCCGTCCGCTGATTGGGCAGATGTTGGAGTATGGTTCGTAGGTCGTATCCGTGTTCGATGAAAGGCAAAGCAGACATTTGAGCGTGCCACTTAATGTAATGTTTGCTTCACCGACTACAATATAAAAGCGTACATTTGCTTCTTCAGAAATCGTAAACGTCTCTCTGCGGTCTGTATTGCCAACATTGATTGAAGCAAGCGTCTGAGAAGCATCTACATCTCTTATGTAAACGGTCGTGTAAGCATCACCGCTATTGGTAGCAGTTGACCCGTATCCGCTAAACGCATAACTCCCTGCGGGCAACTTAAAATCGGCAAATGTTAAGCTAAATGCGTTAGTTGATGTCCCACTAACGGAAATAACACCATCAGTTCCTACATCCGCAGTTATTCCACTACGTGTATAACTTGCCGATTCTATGATTGGAATAAGCTGTTTCCCTGCTCCCCCTGCCCACGGCTTATCGTATCCGTGTAGGTCTTGGATAGGCTCAAGTTCTACCTTCAGCGACTCAGCTGGTATGACCGACTGCCCATCGGGTATCGACACGATATCTCCGCTTGCAGTGTCGGTTGGCAATAGTGCTTCAAGGTCTTCAAGTGATACTTCGCCCGTATCGCCTTTTGGAATTCCCAAATTCAGCACGGGATTTTCCGCTGTTCCCGTGATAGTCGCAGTAGCGTCTTCCGTTGGTGCTAAAGTCTCAACAGTGCCTATGGTCAGATTCGGTGTTGCACCCGTTTCGCCTTGGATGCCTTGGATGCCTTGGTCACCTCTTGGAATTCCCAAAGTAAGAAGCCCGTCCGAGTAGCTTGCCGTTGCATCAGAACCTGCTTCTAAAGTCTCCGCAGTTGCCCTCATACCGAGAACCTTATCTTTTGCAAGTTCTACTTCATTCTTCATCACTTCCACTTCAACAGCGATTTCTGATGCGTTCTGTGCTGACTCCGCTGATGCTGTTGCTGACCTTGCCGAATCACTTGCTGATACCGCTGATGCGCTTGCAGATTCACTCGCATTCTGTGCCGATGCTTCTGCTTCATCTGCGTATGTCTTTGCGTCTGTTGCGCTCTGTTCTGCTCTGTTTGCGTCATTGGCTACTTTGGCTACGAATTGCTCATATTCTGATGGTGAGATGGGCTGTGATTCTTCGCCACAAATCGGCACATCTTCATCTACATCAAGGGCTTCAACAGAATATGTGGTAAGTCTGTCCGTTACTTCTGTTTCGGTAACTATCGAGCCTACAAGATTCACTTTTACCTTGCCCTTGTAAAACAAAACTTCAACAGGCACATAGCACTCGCCATTTGAGTCAAGCACAGCCGGTCTGCACTCATATGGTGATTTGAATACCGCTCTTACTTCATCAAACCCCTGCCAATTTTCACCCAGAGTAAAAACGGCTTTGATGTATGAAATGGTGTCTGAAGCATAGTGGGATATGCCACCTGTTTTTACTAATCCCTGCTCATTTGCAGTAAATGTGATTATTCTTTCTTCCATATGTCTTACTCCGTTGTTGGTATCTCCTGTGCTTCTTTGTATAGCTTCTTGATTTCTGAATTACCGCCAAGTGCGATGTACCCATTGTAGAGGTCTTCTATCGTCTTCCATTCTGAAGCAGGTCTGATGTCATTGTGCATCCAATCCCTCAAAAGAACACCAAGTCTGTCAGCACCCAAGGCTTTCAGCATTATCCGCTCTGGTGTTTCTTTCTTTGCGTCATGCCTGTTTATGAGGAATGTGATGAAAGCAAACAAGCCATTTGAAGCAAGCATTCCCAGAAGTATAGTCTGTGCTATTGTCATGATCTCACCTACTTCCATCTTCTCCGTATGCCCTCAATCTTCAAGCCGTGCAATGGTAGCTTTGAAATACATACTTTCTTACCGCCTGTTGCATGACATATCCTGTTGTTGCCAAGGTAGATGGCATGATGAGTTATCTTGCCTGTCTTCTTGTTCTTGAAAGTAATGATGTCACCGGCTTTGGCTTTGCTGATTTTCGTACCTATGGACTTGCCCCAATCTTTCAGATATTCTGTCAGCTTGATGC